TAGTAAAACAAAAGTATCGTAGTTACCCGATACCATCTAAGCAACGCCCCTTTTTAGTTTACAGGGCAATCCCCGCCCCTGTTACTAAAGCGCTTTATTTTTAACGCGCGTGCGTTTGTGGCACAGTAATGTCTGATTTTTACAGACAACTTGCCGGAGCCAACGCCATGCCGTCCACTACCGATAACCCCGATACCGCCCTTTTTACTTCCGCACCACTTGGCGATAATGCCGACCCTAAACCTGTGCTGTTTGTGCAGCAACCACTTGCGGACGACTTTGCCGCCGACTTGACCAAGCCCTGGTGGCAATCCAAAACTATCCTTGCCGCCGTCGCCGCCGCTTTGCCTGCTGTTGCGCATTTGCTCGGTTTTGACTGGGCGTTGATTGCGCCCTATTCGGGCGACATCGTGACTTGTGTCGCGGCGGCGGGGGCGGTTTATGCCCGTGTGACTGCCACTCATGCCCTTAAATAACCGCCTGTCTTTTTTTTAAAGGGAAAATTATGCTGACCGCACAAAAATGCCTGAAAGTTTTCGGCAACCCGTCGCTGTTGGCGACCCAACAAAAGCACATGGTGATGCGGAATGTGCCGCCTGAATGCCATATCCCTACTGTGCCATCAAGGATTTACTGCAATAAGCAAATGGTCGTGCCGCTAGAGGCCGTGTTTTTGGACATTAAGGCACAGGGGTTGGAAGCGTTAATCCTGACGTGGGATGGCTGTTTTAATGACCGGAAAAAACGCGGCGCATCAACGGCCAGCTTGCATAGTTGGGGGGTAGCAGTGGACATTAATGCCGCGCATAATCAATTCGGCAAGCCGCCGACGATGGACCCGCGCATTGTCGCCATTTTTAAGAAGCACGGTTTCGACTGGGGCGGCGATTGGACGACTAAAAAAGACGGGATGCACTTCCAACTGCGTGATATAGCCGGATAAGCGTCCAACTATTTGCTAGAAGCGGCGGTTAATGGCCGCTTTCTGGCGGTCATTTGCAAATACTTTACGCGCCGACGGGGCTAAAAATGGATTATGAATTGGTAAAAATTGGCCTCAGTGTCTTTAACTTGTTGCTGACGTGCGGGGTGGGGTTGTTTGCCTGGTCCGACCGCAAGGACAGGGCGACGATGGAATCCATCAAGGAACTGGAGCGGGTGGTCGCAAAAAAGCTGGACGAGAAGGCGCAGCGGATCAGCAAACTTGAAATGGATTTGCGGGAAGTGCCGTCGCGTAATGAGTTGGTGCGTATCCATGAGCGGCTGGACGAAATGGCATCCAGCATCAATACACGGCTGGAAGCGATGAATGACAGTTCCAGCAAGGGGCGGCAAGAGACCGCGCTGTTGTTGGGTAAGCTACTGGGGGCGGTCGAGCAAATGAACGGGGGTAAAAATTCATGATGGAACAACAAGACGCGATTACGGCAGAGCGTAGGCTGACTGTTTTGCGGACATTACAGGTGTCTGCTGATTACCGGATGTCCGACGCGCTTTTGCAAACTGCCTTGGCGGCGGTCGGGTGCGGCGTATCCATTGCGGTTATCAAAGGCGATTTGGCGTGGCTGCAAAGCCAGGGCTTGGTAGCAACTACTAAATTGGCCGGGATGACGGTGGCGATATTGCGCAATGAAGGTGTGGATGTTGCTAACGGCGTGTCGGTAGTGCCGGGCATTGCCCGCCCGCGCCCGGAGTAGCGGCATGGGGCGCAGTTCTACGGTCGAGCAGTTGCCTAAGGATGTGTTGGCGCAATTGCAGGCCCTGTTGCTTGATCCGCGCTGTAGCCAATTGCAGGCCACGCAGCGGATTAACGCCATTTTGGCGGAGGAAGGTCATCCTAAAGTCAGTAAGTCGGCAGTTAACCGCTATGCGCAGACGTTTGAGGAAATGACGGCGGAGCTGGTGGAGACTGACCGGATGGCTTCGCTGATGATGGCGGAGCTTAAGATCAGCAACCAATCGGAAGTTGGGCAGGTGACGGCGGAGCTGCTGCGCGTGATGATTATGAAATTTATGCCGTTAGTGCGCAGCGCCATGGCTAAGGATGATATTGACACCAAAGAGATGAAGCTGGTGGTCGATATGATTAAAGGCCTGACCACTAGCCAGCAGCAGCTTGAGCAATCGGCAACGCTGAGCCAACGGCGCATTAAAGATATTAAGGCGGAAGCGGCTAAGGAAGCCCAGGCGCAGGCGGCGGAAGTGATGGGCGAAGCCGCTAAGGCAATGGGGCTGGATGACGATGCGGCGCGGTTCTGGCGTGAGCGGGTGTTGATGGGTGGCGTGTAATGTCTGCCCTTGCGTCTTTGGGCGACACGCAGCGGATCGTCGAATGGGATGAGTTGCCGGAGAGTGTGCGCGAGATTCCTGATGATTTTGACCCTACGGCTAAAGGTGTTTTCATGCAGCACCAAGTCGAGTGGATTAAGTTAATTCATGAAGTCGATTTGGCGGCTGCTGAAAAATGCCGCCGTAGTGGCATTACGCTGGCAACCGCAATGGATGACACAATTACCGCCGCTTCGCGTAAGGCTGCTGGCGGCAGTAACATTTTTTATATTGGCGACACCAGGGAAAAAGGGCTGGAGTTTATTGGCTATGTCGCCAAGTTCGCTAAGGTGATTGTGGCGGCGCAGGGCGAGGCTGTCAGTCAGATAGAGCAGTTTATTTTTGCCGACCAAGACAAGCGCGGTGAATCTACCCAAGACATTACTGCATTTCGCGTACGTTTTGCGTCCGGTTTTCGCATTGTTGCCTTATCCAGTCGCCCCGAAAACGTCCACGGCCTACAAGGCATTGTCAATATCGACGAAGCGGCCCTGCATAAGGATGTGCGCAAGGTCATCGAGTCCGCCACCGCCTTGCTGATTTGGGGTGGCAAAATCCGCATCATCAGCACCCATCGCGGGGTAAAAAATCCATTCAACGAATTAATTGCTGACATCCGTAACGGACTGTACGGCAACTCGGCCAAGGTCTTTAAAATCACCTTTGATGAATGTGTCGCCAATGGCCTGTATGAGCGGGTGTGCTTTATGCAAGGCAAGGCCGTTACTGAGGAAGGCAAGAAAGACTGGTATCTGCGCATTCGTAAAGCCTACGGGCCGCGTAAGTCGGCGATGCGCGAGGAGCTGGACACGATACCGCGCGATGGCGACGGGTCGGCATTGCCGGGGCTGTGGATAGAACGGGCAATGGCAGCGGTGCGGCCTGTATTGCGGTTGTCGTTCGATGATGATTTTAAGTTCTGGCCACCTGCCAGCCGTGCCGCTGAGGTGGAGGCGTGGATAAAGCGGACGCTTGATCCCTGCTTAATGAGCCTGGACAAGAAGGCCAAGTATTGGTTCGGGATGGACTTTGCCCGCAAAAACCATTTGTCGGTGATTGTGCCGATGACCAAGCAGATCACTTTACGCCGGTATGTGCCGTTTGTGGTCGAATTGCACAACTGCCCGCCCGCCCAACAAAAACAGGTGCTGTGGTATCTGATCCCGGCCTTGCCCAATTTTTCTGGTGGGGCGATAGATGCCACGGGGCCCGGCGGAACGCTGGCCGAAGAAACGTGGGACAAGTGGAGCAGTGTGCTGGAAGTGATGTTGTCGCTGGGCTGGTACCGCGACAACATGGGGCAGTTTGTCGGGCTGTTTGAAGACGACATGATGGACATTCCGCGCGATAGTGAGCATGAGTCGGACTTACGGGATTTGGAGCGTATTGACGGCATCATTAAGCTGCCCAAGGAAGCTACGGAAAATGAGGACGGGGTGGCACGGCATGGCGACTATGCGATTGCGCTGGCTTTGGCTAACTTCGCCACTTCTCAAGCGCCGACGTGTGCGACCGACGGTTATTTAGGTGTGCCGCGCCATGCACGGGGCGGCAAGGCCAGTGCGGATGATAGGGATAATGAGGGTTATCAATCTAGGCGGATGTAAGGGCGCATAACGCGCCCCTACGGGTATTTTAAATTAGCTGGAGTTTTTATGAACCATTTGAGCAGTCTTCAAGAATACGCTGATCGAGTAAACGATCGAACAATCCTCGGTATAAATTTAATTGCGCAAACCAAGCATCGGGCAGGGGTTTTGGGATGGCTGAAGCGAGTAGCTGTTCGATGGTTAACGTAAACCTGTCTTTCAGTTGCTGGGGTGAGGGATGGGTTTCAATGAGGGCAAAAAGCAAGGGTGTTATCACTTGCTGATGGACTTCAATATCAGATAGTCGCTCATGAACGTTACTGTTTATTTGCTCTTGTTTCATGGTATTTTTCCTGTGCTGCTTTTGTTGTGAGAATTCAAATGCTAACACAAAAAAAACTAAATTAATGAAGGTAAGTATGGGGCGGGCAATCACATCGGCAACTGTCGGCATTATTTTGTTATGGCTGGCTGTGGCAGGAATTTATATCTATATGCAGGTTAAGGAAGGTAATGCGGTATGGCTATTGTAGATTATCTGGGGCGGCCCATTGAGTTGGGTAAGCTTAGCGAGCCGCAAACAGCGGGCATCGCCGCCTTGCAGCATCAATGGCATGATTTTAATACCGCCAGGGGGTTATCGCCTGAGCGGTTGGCGCGGCTATTTACATCAGCGGCAGTGGGTAATTTGGCCGATCAGGCCATTTTGTTTGAAGATATGCTGGAATTGGACGCGCACTTGTATGCGGAAATGGATAAGCGCAAATCTGCACCTGGTACGCTGGACTGGTCTATCGTGCCGCCGCGTAATGCCAGTGCCGCCGAAAAGCGGCTGGCCGCGTATGCCGATGACGTGATTAGGGACATGCCGGATTTTGAAGACCTGGTGAAGGGTCTGATGGATGGGGTCGGACATGGCTTTTCGGCAATGGAGATTACCTGGACAAAGGACGGCGGTGAATTTCTGCCGACGTTTGAGCATAAGCCACAAGAGTTTTTTCAGTTGTCCGTAGACCGTAAAAGCTTGCATTTGCGTGACGGCACTGCCGATGGGGCGGCTTTGTGGCCCATTGGCTGGATATTGCATACGCACGGAATGGCAAAGACTGGCTACCTTGGGCGGATGCCGTTGTATCGGGTGCTGGCGTGGCCGTTTTTGTATAAGCTCTACGGAGTCGGTGACTTTGCGGAGTTTTTGGAAACCTACGGGTTGCCGATTATCATGGGCAAATACCCTAGCGGCGCTAATGCCGACCAGCAACGCTCTTTGCTGAGGGCGGTGCAGGCGTTGGGGCATGATGCCCGCGCCATTATGCCCACCGACATGGCGATAGAAATACAAAGTGCGGCTATGGGCAACAATACCGGGCATTTGGATATGGTGGCCTGGGCGGATAAATCACAATCTAAGTGCATCCTAGGCGGTACGTTGACTAGCCAAGCGGACGGTAAGACCTCGACCAATGCGCTAGGCAATGTCCACCAAGAGGTGCGTACTGACATACGCAATGGCGACTGCCGGCAGGTTGGCGGAACACTGACCCGCGATTTGATTTATCCGCTGTTATTGCTTAATAAGGGCGGCATTAGCAGCTTGCGCCGTTGTCCGCGTTTTATCTTCGATACGGGCGAGGCGGAAGATTTGGCGGCTTACGCCGATAGCTTGCCTAAGTTGGTGGGGGTTGGGTTTAAGATACCGTCGCGTTATGTGCATGAAAAATTAAAAATCCCTGAGCCTGAGGCGGGCGAGGACGTGCTGGCCGTGCCTGCTGCCCCTGCACCCACAATACCCGCACCCGCACCTACGCCACTGGCGGCGGCAGCGGCGGCAAAGCCTCTATTCACTCCGGTTTTTACCCCCCAGCAAGCGGCCATTGAGGGGCTGGGCGATCAGTTGCTGGCGCAGCTGGGCAGTCCGGTTAATGCCGATTTAATTAAATCGGCCATTATGGCCGCGCAAGATCCTGAGGATTTGACGGAGCGGCTGGCGGCATTGATGGCCAGTGCCGACCCGGAGCAGTTTACCAAAACCTTAAGCCATGCTTTATTTGCGGCGGACGTGCTGGGCTATGCCCATGCTGGCGGGTAAGGCCTGATGCCGCCGCCTTTCAGTTTTCCGTCGGCCACCGGCGCTGACGTTCATTTTAACGAAGCTTTGCTGGCCGCCCAGGCACGGGGCGTGGTGTTGCCTGACGTTTATTACGGGCAACTGCAAGGGATTGCCCGGCAGTTGGCGTTTTCCATCGCCGGGGTTGCCGTACAGGCGCAACTTAAGGCGGTGCTGGATGATCTTAACAGGGCACAAGGCACTGGGCAGACGTTTGAGCAGTGGCGTAAAAACGTATCGGTGACGGACTTGGGTTTGTCGAAATGGCGGCAGGAAACTATTTACCGCACTAATTTGCAAGGGCAGTATCAGGCCGGACGCTGGGAGCAGATTGAACGCAACAAAAAAAACCGCCCCTATTTGATGTATGACGCGCTCAACGATGCGCGTACCCGCCCGACACATTTAGCGATGGATAATATTATCCGCCCGGTCGATGATGCGTTTTGGAGTCTGCACAGCCCGCCCAACGGCTATAATTGCCGATGTGGGGTGATTGGCTTGACGGAGGCGCAGGCGCAAGCGCGGTCTAAGGCTGGCGATAAAGGCTTAAACAAACCCATTGATGATGAAAAAATGCAGCCTGACAAGGGCTGGGATTATTCGCCGCGCGAGCGGCTTAAGGGGGTTGGGCAAGCGGTCGCCAAGGTTGCGGCGGAAGGCGGGGCATTGCCAAAGGCTTTGGATACTTATTTAAAACGCACACCCAAGGTGATGAAGCTGGATGATTATATCGCCAGCGGCCATAGTATTGCCGATGAGATATTGCAGGCGGTAGGCAGTGATCCGGCGATGTTTAGGGCGGAGCTGAAGCGGCGGCTTCAGGCGCAGGTGAGCACCCAAGAGTCCGCTAATGTTATTGTTTTTGGTGAATCGGCAGCGGCGGCGAAAAAAGTGCGGGAGGCATCAATGCTGCTACCTGATAGCTGGACAAGAGCCACGGACAGTTTCGGTAAGCTGCATGTGCGGCAATTGGCAGGCGACAAGCTTGATGATCGGGCATTTCACTTGACGTTGTCGGGCAATAAGACTGGAAAAGTGTTTGATTTGGGTCATGGATTTGGTGTTGTTAATGGCGATATTAATGCCGGATATATAGCTACCGGAGCAAATAGTGTTTCTACGGCCTTGCATGAATACACACACCGCGTACAATCGGCACTGCCAACGCTGGATGATTTGTTCCAGAGTTTGCACAGGCGGCGGACTGCCAAGGAAAAGCCAAAGCGGCTAATGGACATTTATCCGCGCTACCGATACGGGGCGGACGAGCTGGCCAAAGAAGATCATTATGTTGATGCGTATTTTGGTAAAGAGTATCGGGCTGCACGTCCGGCTTTGGAGGTCATGACAATGGCCATTGAAAGCGTGTTGGCGCGGGGTGTGCCGCTGGCAAACTCTGTC